TCAAATATTCTTGCTGAACCAGCACCGCTGACGAACAGAGTGCTTGCAATTGGGAAATCAGCAGCAGCACTCGGAGTAGTTAAACCCGTTGCTTGAATTGTTCTCATTGCTCTATCAGAGTCAATGAGATCTTCGGATGTATACAATGCCGCCCGTGATCCATCATCAATGCTTAGATAATATGTATTTCCGTTCAACGAGTTTGGACCATTTTGCGTCAAACCGCTGATTGTTACTGGCGTTCTATCAGTAAATAAATGTACTTGTTGGTTACCATAAATTGGATTGTATCCAACGCGAATTCCTACCTTGCCAGTAATACCAGTTTCTTGATCATCATAAGAATTGGAAACTTGAGCAATGGATTGTGTTCTATTACCACCATTCTCAGAGTTATTCTTCAACGTACCGTTTTGAATATCTGTAAATACTTCACCGAAATTAAATTCACCAAAACCTTGTTTAACTGGAATACGCAAAATTTCTGGACCATGTCCTACGTGCCATGCTTGTTCATCTCTCGATACAGTTGAATAAGAAATCGGAGTATAATTTTCTTGTTTTAGAAGACACTGAGCGAATACACGGATTTCTCCATTAAGACCAGTCGCACTATCTCTTGTAAATGCTTGCACTTCCAGAGTTTTCGGAAAGTATAATGTTCTGTTCGCAATAGTTCCACCAGCACCATCAGGAACTGATTCCAATGGTTTTAACGTAAAGATATAATATGCACCTTGAGTCCAAGGTTGTCGCAAATTATTTCCTGTTCCTCCATAAGGAACTTCAATTTCATAAGTGTCTGGGTCGATGAAAAAACTTTCGTCGTATTGTCGAACTGGACCTTCTTCGATAATTTTTGTATTACCAATACCTTCTGCCCAAACACCAGCACCCAAAGCATAAAGTGTTCTTTCTTCGCCAAGCCAAGTCGATCCATCTAATGTTCTTGCTGCCCAACAGATTGGAAGGTTAGCATTTCGAATCGCGTTATGTACCCAACCACCTTGAGGTCCACCGTTGCCCATATCCATGTCGTGACAAGTAATACGTTCGCCATTATAATACACACCCCATCGAACGCGCGCCCCACCCAATTGTTGGAAGTCGATCCAGAAAAGATTCGCTTTTTCTAAATCAAGAGTCATACCAGATGGACCAGTTCCATCTAGTTTGTCTCTGTTCCACATGGTTTGACGAATAGTACCGTTCATATAATCAGTTTCGTTAGCAGGAGTTGTTACGCCATTAAAAGTTCTACGATGAACTACTGATAATTCTGTTCCGTATTTCTGAAAAAAGAATCCGTTTTGAGAATCAAATATACCCCAACGGCGAACAACACCCTCCGTGTCAGCGGATGATAATCTAGTAGCCATATATAACAACTGGTTTGCGCCCGGAACATATGGATGATAAATGTTTGATGTGTTTGTTGCTACTGATCCAGTGTCTGATGTTACTTTTACTAATACTTCACCCGCGCCACCATCATAAGTAGCAGTACCACCATTCTGTAAAGTATTAGTAAATTCTGACGCTAAAGCACTAAGAGTAAAATCATATTGTGACAAAAGAGTTTGTTGTACGGTTCTTAAACCACCTGACGCCGCAACCTCAGCATTACCTTCTGAGAATCGTATGTTACCAGAACCAAACTTGTCAATTTCCCATCCATATGATGGATTGTCTACACCAACAATTTGATTCACGTTATAATAATGATATTCTGCGGCGGTTACTGTAGCAACTTGTCCATAGTCGTTTTGAAAATCGGCGTCATCTGATTGGATTAAATCCCCTGCTTGTGGAAGATCACCTGCTGCTAATAATGCAGGGTCTTCAATATGAACATCGATATACCCAGTGTCGCCAAGGTAAACAGCGCTGTGAATGTGTACATCACCAAATCCTGTAATTGGATATTCTTCACCGATAGACCAAACGTATGCTTGAGTTTCAGGAATTCTATTTTTACCAGAATAAAAAACGCGAACGGTTGGAGACATACGCACTTTTTTACCAGTGCTATCTGGTGGTACACTTAAATAGGATTTTTCACCTGCCATTTATTGCTCCAAAAATTCTTGCGTTAATACTCTTTATTTATAAGTTTTTTATGCTGGGTCTCGATAGTTTCTATCACCAACCTGAGTGATAGGAATACTACCCGTTTCAGCAGTTTGTCCAGTGATTAAAACAGGATCTGAACCAGTTCTAAACGCCAAGATATCTATAATAGAATTTGCGGCCGCGTTAAATTTATAAGATGCATTCACCTTTTCTATTGTGACGGTTAAACTGTTTGAACCTGACAATGAATTACCAAAGACAGAAGTAAAATCCCCTGGCGCTATCGTGGTCGTTATTGAAGTGGACGTAGTAGATGATACAGTAAATTCATCAAATCGTTGCAATGTTGGGTTTGGGCCATTATTTCTTACAACAACGTGAACTTTATCTCCAGAACTTAAAGAACCAGAAGCATCTGTTAAAACACCTGAATAAGTAAACGATCCTGCCAAATCTATGGTTACCGTAGCGCCACCAGTGTTATATGAAATATAATTCGTTCCGTTTCCTATAAAAGTGTCTGCGCTTACCGCTTCAGTTGATGACACACTGACTGCGGTTGGAGCAGGTAAAGTGGTCGCAGAATATGGTGATGGATTTTCTAAAACTTTTATTTCTGTGTTACCCAATAAACGAGTCAGTGTAATCTGTGCAACGTTATTTACAACCGTAGTTGAGCCTTCACTATCATAAACCCAAGGTGGTGTATCGCCACCAACGATGTTTAATGTTACTGTTCCACCGCTTTTGTTGTATACTGTAGCAGGCGTTTTAATGTAATCTGTCCCCGCAGCACCGTTGACTCCTTCTCGACCAGTTATCGTTGCAACAGAATCTTCATAACCGGAAAAGGTAATAGTATCCAAAGTAAAAGTTTTACCAGCACTAAGTGAAGTAAATTGAATGGGTGCATATTCTGCACAGTTTCTTCGCATCTCGTCTACTGTACCATTTACCCTCCGCTCTACGTTCGTGACGGTACCACCATCATAAATCTTTGCAAACGGTTTAACAACACCGTCTGAAGAATCAACTCCTGCGCTCGCCCATTCAATAATATTGTTATTGTTTCCGTTATTCCAATTACCGTCAATAATACCGTTTTTTATTGCTTTAACTAAAGTTGCACCATTATCAAAGGCACCAAACCCGGACGTATATTCTCGCCCTCTCCCAGTCCCAAACAACACATTAGTTCCCGACCGCTGCTTGTAACTATTAATGTCATTTGTTACTGAGACAAGATTTAGGGGTGTTATAAATTTTAATGTAGAACTCGTTACCGATGCATTAGACGAAGAATCAAACCCATACCATTCATAACTTTTTATTGATGATCCGGAGACAGTACATGTGCTGTCTAAAGTGATTCTACGTAAATCATTCAAACCGCTGTTAGTAATAGTAACAGTTCCATTATTTCCGTACTTATCAAATGTGCATAATTTAGTATCCCACAAAAAATGACCGACCAGCGAACCCGCACCAACTATGGCTCCATTATTTGTTGTTGAAGTAAATAATTCGTTGGTTGTTTCAGTTGAACCAATAGTGGCGTTATTAATGGTTAAAGTAGAAGAAGAGTTTGTATAATTTACAATAATACCTAATTGATCACTATCACAAGATGGGGTACCCTGAGTAAAAAAAGATTCGTTTGCAATAGTAAACGAAGTTGCAACTGCCGAATCGTCAATACCAATACGAGCAAATCCGAAAGGAATTCCGTTACTGGGTACAACTACACCCTGTCTACCGGAGTTAATATCATCTTCAAAATCTAAAAAATTTTGTAGTGATCCATCAGCGCCACTCCATGTCAAAGCACCAATATTTGAATTTGGTTTCCAATATGTTATTTCATCGACATATACGTTTAGAAACTGTGAGTTACCACCAACGTTATTTACCGAACATACCCATCCTACTTCGTTAATTATGGCCGTGTTTGGAGTGGTTGTAAATACATCACGAACACCTAAACTATACCAAATAGGTCTCCAACCATATGAAGGAGGATCTATTTGAAAGGCGGGTGTTAATTCACCCGGTACCCCTGCCACATTGTTCGGTTGACGGTATATGAGCTGATCACCATTGACCCCTAATATAAGAGAACAATCCGTTGCCTCTGGCCAGAAGATGTGGTTCCACCACATTTTAACAGAAAGAGTCGTGTCACTAAGATTGAAAGGACCAATTGTGTCTTGGTAACCACCTCTATCTGTAGCATTGTCAACACGACGAGCAGACGATTGAGCACCTTCGATAAAAACGTCCACAGAGGTAGTGATGTTACCAGCACCACCTACAATGTTGGTTTGTGAAGGAGATCCCTCGTAATCGGTCAGAACCGTTGCATTGTTGACAATTCCCATTTAATCCTCTAGATTACGTTTAAGTTCTCCAGTTAATCCTTCATCCATTTCTTTTTTAAATTTCAGAATATCTTCAAGGTTAAACCACCATGTGGGTTCAGTGGTTTCCACATTTTCATTAAACTGAATAGTACCGTCTTCGTTATATGAAATTTCCTGATCGCCTTCCAATTGAATAGGAATACGGTTTTCGTTATTTGCAATATAAAGAAGATGGTCTACACTGATACTTAAAATATCAGAAGCTTGAAGTAAAGTAATTCTCATAATATATCTCCTATAATAAAAGGGGGAGATTAACTCCCCCTATTCACTATTACTTATGGATTGCTGTAGTTTCTTTCTACCGCAGAGATAACCGATACAGGAATGTTACTCGCTCTTGTAATCGTTGCTCTCTGTTCCACCCATGAACCGTTACTGAGTCCAATTGCTCGAATGATAATCGCAGCATCTGCACCAGCAACTCGGTCTTTCTGAGTGTTACCGTCATATGCATACGAGAAGATGAGTTCATCTGCTGAGTTTAATGCATCTTCACTACCCTGATAAATTCCACCAGTGGCCAACAGTGAAACTACACCACCATTGTTTTCGCTTGGCGCACCCGCTGAGTCCACCTTCAGTGCCGCAGGTGAATTAATGGGGTGAGTACGTAAACCATGTCCAGTAGTAATAGTTTCGTTTGTCAATCCCGGCGTGTCATCTAACGTGATAACTGATGCTGTACTCGAATCATAAATCTTAGTTACACCGAAAATAACATTGTTATCCGTGTTCGTTGCACCTACAAGTTTAAAGTAAGCATCTGCATCGTTACCACCTTGAGCGGTAGTTGTAACCAATCCGTTTGGATTCTGGACCGTTGCAACTACACCAGTAGTGTTGAACGGAGTGTTTGAAAAGCCAGTTAACGTCAACGTGGCGCTATCATAGGACGATGTACCGTAGACGGATGCAGGACCAACTCCACTCAATTGAATATTTGTTCCAGTGTAGTTACGAGTATAATCGTAATAAACAAACGCTTTACCCTGATCACTATCAAGAAGAATATCGTTTGAGAACGTAATTGTTACCGTTGAAGAGAACGGGAATGAACGGAGAGTATCAGAATCGTCTCTTAACTGAATGCTGTTGATGTCTGCTGGACGAATGTCCGTAATTGCAACTCCACCCTTAAGCGGTTTGCTTGAATCAGTCGCATATCGATCAAGGTTCGTTGCTAATTTAGTAGTCAACGTAGAACCAACAAATGCAAGTAATTCGTCAGTAAGTTTACCAGACTTAACATCAATTTTAGCACCACCAGAGAAGTGTGGCTCAATGTCAGAGTCTTGTCTTAGATTATACTGAATCCAAGAATAAAGTTCCTGAGTAGACAACTGTCCCGCAGTCGGTGACGTTGCTGCAATCTTTGTGGAATATGGGAAAGGACCATTCAAAAGATCCTGAGTATATCCAAACGTATTTGAAAATGCAAAGTTAGTTAAAAATTCAACTGTGGGTCCGTCACCTTGACGAGAATATTTTTCACCCGCTGCATCATTCGCTTCGATGATTGCGTCAGTTAAATTAGCACCGTCTCGATCAAGAATATTAAGATCTTCACCTTCTACCAACGGGAATCGCTGAGTATTATAAGGTAACTGGGTTCCTGCACTAAGACCGATGTCTGTGGTGTCTGTTTGATCAAACGTCCATGCTTTATCGTCTTGTGGCTGAGTACCATCATAAGGTTTTGCACGAATAAACAAACGTAGAATGTCTTGTCTACGGTCAAACGCAGCAGAATCTAATGTTTGTACCGCTTGGTTTACTTCACCCGCAAAATTATAGTTAAAAGGACCAGCACGTGGGAAACCACGATCTGAATCGAAAAATGCATAGTAAACGGTGTGTTGAGCAACTGTTGCAGAGTCAGCGCCATCTTGAGTACCCTGAATGTTACCCAAAGAAATCGTACCAATATATTCTCTCTTTAACGTTTCGTTGTCTACGTCATACTCACGCCATCCACCAGTACGAATCAACTGTCGAGAAGTTTCGTCTGCGGGTTTCCATCCAAAACGCCATTCGAACTGTTCTGGTGTAATTGCAATAAGAGGAAATGGATAAGCAATAAGATCTTTGCTCTTAGGATCGTTTTTCCACTCTTCTTTTAAAAATGAGTATAACGCTTGGTGCGTTACACCTGATTCATCTAAGATCGGGCCACGAGTCGCACCCGATAATTGTTTGTTGTTTCGGATCTTAATGGTTCGATTTGCAGTGTCGATAAAAATATTCTGATTTGAATCGACACCCGCATCTAACAATTGATCCGGATCTATGATCGTTGCCATTGAGCGCTCCTACAATGTTGTTAAAACGAGTGTGTATATACAAATGTTATTTATAATTATGAATATGTGAACGATGCCCTATCGTCCCAAATTCTATCAAAATTTGCACTACCTTCTGCCCAAAGAATATTAAAATCGTCTCCCACTTCTTCAATTCTTTTAATGCGCCATTTTGCATCTGACTCACCTGTGCCGGGCAAAGCCTCGCCAACATACGTGTAGGATCCTTCAACATCAATTAATCTGTTATATTGTACTTCCAATTCTGCTTTCAACCTGTCTAATACGTTTACAAAAGAATCTGCAATAAATTTCTTTTTAGATGGATCGTAGATTAGTATCGCATTATCTACAACACCACGAAGTGCTGCCTTGTCCACATCCGCATTATCAACTAACTTGTAAGAACCACCACCGCCGATTGTGCTTAACGATTGGTTAATTCTATCGATCTGTTTCTGTATACTATTATCTACACGTGAAGCATTCTCAGTTAATCTTTTATTAAACCCGTCTAATGCTTCTTCGAATTCTCTTCGGTAGTCTGGTGCTGGTGTTCCTGGCTCGCCCTTTTCTCCAGGCTCTCCTTTGTCACCCTTTGGACCCATAGGTCCCTGTGCGCCTGTAATCCCGCGTTCGCCGCGCTCTCCAGATACGCCTGCCACACCTTGCTCACCTTTCGGACCAGGCGGACCCATATCACCCTTGTCACCCTTGTCACCCTTGGCACCGGCCTCTCCGACAGCGCCTTGAGGGCCAACATCACCCCTAAGTCCTTGTTCCCCTTTTGGTCCAGTTTCTCCAACAGGCCCGGGAATTCCTTGTTCACCTTTTTCACCGCGTTCGCCACGTTCTCCCGTAGCGCCGCGTTGTCCATCTGTGCCGCGTTCTCCTTGTGGACCTGCCTCACCTCTTTCACCTTTTTCACCACGAACTCCAGTATCTCCTTTGTCTCCTTTGATACCTTGCTCACCTTTGTCTCCCTTGACTCCTTTATCGCCTTTGGGCCCTTGTCTTCCAGTTGGACCCTGAACAGTTTGAACCTCATCCAATAGATGAAGCAATCTTTCTTCTAATTTTTGTATTTCTCTTTGCGTATGTACAACCGAAAACGCAGTAGAAATCGTATCAATTTTGCTCATTGATTCTTGCCATATACCTTGTCATTTCTTCAAGCAATTCATCTTCTTGAGATGGTATATATTTCTCTTTCGGTTCTTCGGGTTTTGGTTCTGGTTTTGGTTCTGGTTTAGGAGCAGGAGGTTCCTTTTCCTTTGGTGGCTCCGGAACTTCTTCTGGTTCTGGAATTTCCCCGGATGACTCTTCGTCTTTGATCTGCTTCTTCATGTCATCTAAATCTTCTTCAGACATTCGCATAATTGTTTTCATTATCCATTCTTTACTGAAGTAATCTCCAACAAATGCAGAAGCCTCATTCATCAAACCTAATCGTTCACGAAGAATTTCTGATTCTTTTAGTTCTGTGAAATGATTGTCACGTACATAATCAACTACAATGTCGTTGCGCCATTCTTCCCAGTCTTGTTCGGTAATGATACCCTTAAGAAGTAACTGTTTACGAAGAATGCCCAAAAACACCTGAGAAAATCTTCGACGTAAACGATCAACAAATTTTTGAAACTTAACTTCATCTCTAGAAATTTCTGTAGAACGACCAAGAGAGAATTGCGCCTCTTGTTCTAAACGATTAACAGGAACGTTCAATGCACGATATAATCGTTTCTGAAAATAAATGATATCGTCAATCTGACCAAGGTTGTCACCGCCAGGTAAAGTAGAAATCTCTGTACCCCTACCACCTTCTCGACGAGGCAACCAAAAGTCTTCCAACATTGCCATGTGTTTACGATCATCTTTGAGTTCACCAGTGTTTGCATCGTAAACTAGTTTATTACGATACTTTGTCATAATGTCTTTCATATACTGTTCGGATTTACCACGAGGTAAGTTACCAACATCGATATAAAAGATTCGACGTTCGGGTGCACGTGCGAGACGATAGATGACCAATGAGTCTTCCATCATACGTAATTGATTGATTGGTTTCAACGCCTTGTGTAGGTGTGATACAACTTTCTTTTTAGTTTCATCTAGAAGTCCAGACGTAACATAACTGATAGAATCAGTAGATAGTTTCACACCTTGTGCTGTCTGGCCAGGTTTTTCTTCGTAAATATAAAATTCCTGTACAGATTCGACAACCTTTGCGCCTGTTGCAGGATCTTTTTTATATTTAATGTCTTTTACTTTACGAATTCTTGCAGCGTCAATGGGTCTAATCTCTTGAATTCCTGCTTTAAGATTAGATTCATTGACCAACAAGTGATGGTATGTTCTTCCGTCTACATACCACGAACGAAAGATGTCATGACCAAGATCATTGAATTTTAACATAGAAACAATATTGTCGAATTCTTCGATGATCTGATCTTTAATTTTATCTGGTGCATCGACCTTATCTAAACTAAGTTCGACGTTAGATTCAAGTTCGGATGCGGAAATAGTTTCGTTTACAATCTCTTCGATTGCCATATCACATTCGGGATGCATTGCAACACCACGATAACGCATAATAAGTTGGTGATTGTCTTTCGATCCGTCACCATCCATATTCACATACTGACCGTAATGACCAGCAGTAGCAGTGACATATCCTGCGCCATCAGTGTCCGTAGGTGGAACAACTGAAGGTAACTTTTCTTTCTTTGCAGTTTTGGAACGTCTAAGTTCAAAACCAAAAAGTTTTAAGATGCTATCGTCTGCCATATAAATTCCTAAGTGTCAAATAAAGGGGAGTCCCGAAGGACTCCCGATTATTTAGAAGGTTTTTAACTCGTTGTATTTGATTCCCAGTACTGGACTTGGAATGTTACAGTGAATTCTTCGAGTGCGTTTACAGTTTCATAACTGAGTTCGATTGCACCAACTTCCGTTGGAAAACAACCTCTAAACGCATAACGCTTAAGAATGTCACCGTCTTTATCGAGTTGATCAACCAACAAGTCTGCTTGGTAGTCAACGGGGTTGACCAAACCAGTGTTAGCAGAATGTTCGTTGATACCATTCATCCAACGTTCCATTGCGTTACGAACATTAAAATCGGTATCGTTAATGATAGTTGGTGTCCATTCAGCGAATGTACGGTCACCAGCGATTTTAAGTTCGCGACCACGGAAAGGAACGGGGATAACACCGACACTTGATGCCGGTAACTGAGCAGCCTTACACAAGAAAGACGTTGTTTCAACATCTCCTCCTGCATATGCTGGAAAGTTGATGGTTGCCTTGAACAAGTTTGCGCGGGCACCACCACCTCTCAGCTTTGACTTAAAGTCATCTATGCCTAAAATTGCCATGTGTTATACTCCTGTGGTTATACTGTGCCTACGACTTCTTCGAAGTCAACGCCCGTTCGAACCGCTACGAAGTTCAACGTGATGTAGTTGATAGACCTTGCAGGTTTCACAAATACACTTGCGATGAATTCGTTACGATCAATTACAGCAGGCGTGTTGTTTGTCTCATCACATACAACACGGAAGTCTGTAATACCTCTTCGACCCTGAATCTCTCTCAAGAATGGTTCGACAATATTTACAAACTCTGCACGTGTAAACTCATCGTTAAATTCGAACATAACATTTCGTGCCGCAGCAGAAATTGCACGTTCCATTGCCAAGAACAAACGGCGCACGTTGATTCGGTCAAATGCTGACGGACGAGATTCTTTCGTCTTGTCACCAAACAGAATCACACCTTGTCCAGGCAGATTAACGATTGGGTTGATACCCGCTTTGTACAGCGTATCTCTTTGAGACTTATTAGCTGAATATGCGAGGGAAGTGACACCAAAGTAGTTACCTCTACGATTACCCGCAGGTGAGAACCAAGGAGCAGCGACT